GCCGCCGCCGCCGCCGCCCACGCCGCCTCCGCCGCCGCCGCCTCCGCCTCCGCCGCCGCCCACGCCGCCTCCGCCTCCGCCGCCGCCCACGCCGCCGCCGCCGCCGCCGCCGCCCACGCCGCCTCCGCCGCCGCCGCCAGCGTATCCGCGTCACGGCAGCGCTGCACCACCTTCTGCGGTAGCCCCGGCAGAGCGGAGATGATCTCGCGCACTGTGCGTATCGCGATCGCCGATACGACGCGCTGGCGCCTGTCTGGCTGCCAATGCGCCCAACCCTCGTATGCCAGGTGCAGCCGTAACAGGTGAGGCGTAGCCACCTCGCGATATGACCAGCACGCGTCATTTATTGGCCGGTAGTCGGGACGCCCCAGGCGCCCGGGGTCGTCGGTGATCCTATCCAGCTCCCCGCGTGCCACCAGGCACGCAGCGTGCGCCTCCATAACGCACATCGGACAATGCGCGTCGCCGTACTGGCTCGAGTGTGACCCTGCGGCGATCACGCCGCCGTGCTGCCGTATCACGTCCATCATGCCGATTTGGTCGCATGGCATTTTTGTCCGTCCTTTCTGCGGCGATGATGCCGCGGCGCGATGCGCTTGTTAATGTCTGCGGACAGCAGGCGCCCGAGGTTCTCCAGGTAGATCCGCCGCTTGGCTTCCTCTATTTCCTCGACGGTGACCGTCTCGGATGAGGAGAACTGGTTGCGGGGTTTGCTGCGGCGCGCGCTCATCAGAATGGACCCTCTACGCCGGACACTGCCTCTTCAAGCTGGCGATGTTCGTCGGACTTCTGTTCGGCAATGCGCTTCTTCACGGCCTCGGCCTTGTCGTCGATATCTCTACCTCCTGGTTCCTGCGCTTCGCATTCTGCGACAACTTCCGGCAGGAACAGGGACGGATCGCGGTCCCCGGTGTCGATGCGCGCCTCGATCTCGGACGCGAGCGCCATCTGAGAGCGGCCCTTGTCCTCGGTGGACATTGGCACCCACTTGGCCAGCGAACGTACCGGGGTCTTGAGGACCATCGCCGGGTATCCCATCTTCGGGTCGTTCCACGGGCTGTACTGACTGTCGGATCCGCGACTGAATGCTTTGCGGTCCAGGATCTCGGCGATGTTCATGTAGACGAACGTGGTGTGCGCGGTGCCTTTGATTGCGGCACACGCGTAGGCGCCGACGATCTCGCCGCGGTCGCCGACCGCCGGTTCGTGATGCAGGCCCCGGTTCGTGCCAAGGGTCCTGCTGAACTTGTCGTTGGCGTGCACCAGCTCGGCCCACACCGCATCGACCATTCCGCTCTGGTAGAACAGCTGGATGTATCCCTTGTACCCGATGATGAGCTGCGCCTCAGTGCAGCGCGCTTTGTTGTTCTTGTACGGCAAAATCCACGCGTACCCCATCGGGGTGTTCGGCTCAAAGCCAAGCATGCTGCAGTTGACGATTGCGGTCGCCAGCGAAAGCGATGTTGCTTCTGCAAGCTTCGGGTCTCGGCTCAGCATGGCCGACAGCAGCCGCAATTGCCGCTCCGGGGTCATGTGACGAGGCAGCACGTCGCGGACATGCGGCGCGATGTTGCTGACAAACTTGCTGATGTCGCGGGTCTTGTTTGGTACGGTCTGAGTGATTGCCATGGTCGTTTACTCCTTGTCTCGGAGATCGTAGTGACGAAACGAACGGAACGGCTCCCCGGAATTGAAGAATCGCTCGAGGGTCGGGTCGGCCGCGAGCGCGGCTTTTGTGTCGAACGTTCTGCGCCCGGGCTGCATGCGATGGTAGAACCGCAGCAATCCCGGTATCTCCACCGCATCGGCCTGGGTCAGCTCAAGCAGCCGCCGCTTTGCATCCTGGTAGAGATCCACGGCCTCGCTGCTGATTTGGTCGCACTCCAGCAGCGACAGGGCCGCGGCACGGACCTGCGGATTGTTGATGATTTGCAGCTCTCCGCCGATGGCCGGAATCGGTTCGTCCTTTGCAGCCGGTGCGTCCTCCGGCGGCAATTCCCCGGCCTGCAGCCGCTCCCAGAATGCGGCCTCGGTCTCCATGAGGCTGCCCGTAGCTTCCTGGTGTGCGGGGTCGGTGCCGTCAATTTGTTGGCACAGAAGCCCCATCGTCACGGGGTGCATCAGGATCAGCATCCCGCACGTGGCCTGGCAAATCTCCATCGAATGCAGCACCTGGTCAACGTACTCGCGCTCGATCCCGTACAGCCGCTGTCGTTCCCAGACCATCGGTCGCGGCACCTTGATCTCGGCGATACATCCAGCGTCAACCCAGCCGTCCGGAAGGCTATGCGCGAACGGGTAGTCTTCGTGGTAGACGAAATCCTCCGGCGGGTGCGGAGTAATCTCGTGGCCGGTCTCCATCTCGTACACGCGCATCGCGACCGGCTCAAGCAGGGTGCCACGTATGATGTCGGGATTGCGCGACAGGTCCGGCCGCGGACGGATGCCCAACATCTCCTCCGCCACGCGGCGCGGCGTGCTGAATCTACTGTGTCCGGCCACCGCACCGGCACGGCTGGCACCTATGGTCTTGTTCCATTCGGCCAGCCACGCTGTTGAACGTTCTATCGCTACCATGTGTTTCCTCCCGTTAGAACTCAAAAAACCAACTCTTAAGCCGGCTCCACGTGTACGGGTTGACCACCTGCCTGCGCCGCACATCGGAGCAATCATCCCGGTCCCGGTCGTGCTCGCCTTTCCTGGCCGCGTGCCGCTTCGCGTTCCGCCGGCGGATGGCGGCGCACATGCGTGCGATGCGCTCGGGGCTTGGCAGATACGCGTCGTTGCTGTTGGTGTTGTTGTCGTTGCCATCCATGACCAGCCTCATAAACCCCGGCCGAGCGACCCCACGCCACCCGGCCGGGGCGCGATGAAGCGGCCCCGGGCACCGCGCCCGGGTCCATCCGTTTACTACTGGTGACACACGTCATGCACGCAGTCGTAGTACTGCGAGTCGTTGTCCTCAATGCACGCCTCGTAGGTCGCGCTCCCCTCTTTACATTGGTGGCAGCACGCGTCTGCCTCCAACAGCTCCATCTGACAGATCATCACACACTGCTGCGGAGGCGGATTCTGGGGCATGTCGTAGCACTCGCAAAGGCCCGCCTCGCAAGTAAATGCCGCCCAGGCAATACCGGCCGCCGCGGCCACAACCAGGCCGCACAGTGCCGCAACACACAGTGCTCGTTTCACGTGGAAACTCCTTAAAAAGGGACTATTCTTGCGCTGCATCGGCAGCGCGTGACTCGTGGTCGATAGACGCTCGCAACCTGCTGGTCAGCCAGTTGCCGTTGTCCTCGGCGTCGCAAAGTTCCTGCTCGCGGCGCGCGTGCGATTCGACGAACGGATCGTAATCGTCGTCGTCGTCCGCTTCGCCCTCGGCCCGCCGCTCGAGCTGGTCGAAGTACATGCCGAGGATGGCCGAGCATCGCTCTGCGCGGATCTCGTGCGAGTTTCTGCGGTTCGTGAGTTCGTGCCACAGCGTCTGCATAATCTCTTCGTGCTCCTCGCACTGAGTGCGCAGGTCGCGTATCTCGTTGCACAGCCGTCCGGTGTCGCCGTTGTCCATGGTCAAACCTCCTGATGTGATGACTCGCGGTCGCCGGCCTCGAACCGGCAGGACGCCTGGATACGTCACCGCGTTGGGCTCCCGGCGCGTCATGGAATGGCAGGTATGCCGGGAGCCACGGGAGGCAGAGGGGCCGGACTAGCCCCGGAAGGATCAGAGCATCGCACCGAGCGCGAACAGCAGGACCAGTAGCGCGAACGTGCCGGCCGCTACCGCACAGACGAACGCGGCAGTCAGGGTTTCGTGGTCGGCGACGAACGGCAGGTCGGCGGTGTCGCCGTCTTCGTTGGACTGGACGGTGCGAGCGTGGGTGCGATTCATTCGTCGCCTCCAAAATTTGTGGATTTTTCTAATGGATGTCCCGTGGGGTGTTCGGCCATGGTGGGATCGTGGTCGCCGTTGCGACACGCCATGAGTACGAGCAGCTTGGCCGCTGAGCTGTAACCTATTGATCGGTCGCCAGTTAGGTCAGACGCCCTCTGCTTGACGCGCTCCCACTGGTCGGCGGTGAGTCGGATTGATCTTGTGGTTTTTCCCATGCCATAAGCGTAACACAAATGTGCACATTTGTCAAACATTTGTTGTCATTTGTGTTCTTTTGTGCACTAGAAGTTGCGAGACAAAGGTTTACGATTGTGGACATGGCAAAAACATCACAGAATCCTGATTCGTTGCGGCTGAAGCGCGGGGTGGGTCGATGGTTCCGTCAATGGTGCCGAAAGCGCGATGCGAAGATCGGCGCTACTGCATCTGCGGCCATCTGCTGGTGGGTCATGGTTGCGTCGCAAGACGACCGAGAGGCGGCGCAAGAGGCTATGGATCGCGTGCTGGCGGAACTATCCGCAAAGCCGGATGCGGATGCAGCTGTTCGGACAGCGCATCAGCGAGGTCAAAGAGGAAAGAAGTCTGGCAATGGCCAAGCAGGATGAGCAGCCGCGCCATCGCCGCGGCTCGCCGCTCGTCGTCGCCAATCGGTTGTCCCGTGGTGGAGCTCGACATGTCCATCCTCCGGCATAAGTCGCCGACCAGTCCAGTCTATTGCTTGATGGCCCCGTTATCCATTAGGGTGTCGCGGTTTTATCGCGCGACGCCGGCCGCCGGATCGACCTATCATCCTAGCACGGAGGTACGATGAACGCACTACTCGCCATCATTTCGGTCGCAGCTCTCGGCGAAACCTACGACTTCTCCGATTCGCGCAAAATAATCAAGTCCGCGGAGGCGGAGCTGGTAGCGTTCTGGCGCGCCGAGCGCAACGAGCAGCACTTCCCGGGAGACCCGAACAGCCCGCCTCCCGAAGATGTGTCGCGCATCTGGGCCGCCAAGCGCGAGGAAGCGCAGGCCGCGTGCCCGCTGCTGTCGCATACGCTATTGCTGCGGGCGCACTTCGAGCGCCACGCGACCGACGAGCAGGGCACAACGTACATCGTCGCCAGGCTGGCCGGCAACCTCGATACTCACGTCACGTGGCATGAAGACGCATCGCAAAAGCTGCAGACCACAACCGCGATACGCTCACAATCGACCGGCGGCGCCGATCCGGCCAAACGTAAGAAGGCCGCGGCCCGCACTGCGGCCAAGGCGGAACGCGAATACCTCGAGCGAGCCAAGGCGGTCGAGCACTACCTGTGGATCGAGATGCCGCAGGACTACACCCCACCCGTGCGCCCGGCCAGGCGCTTCGAGGCGCTGGTACTGGTCGGCGCAGTCGAGTACAGCGTGCCGCCCGGCAACTGGCTGCAAATAACCGGCGAGGCGCAGCCGCAAGAGTTCCCGTACCTGGTGATCCGCGGCGCGCTGGTGCGGTCCGACGATCTCGGATGGTCGGCCAACGGCGCCATCAAAAAGTAGCTTGCCCAACCACACATTCAATCGCGAGTTTCCTCGTTGAACAGAATCAGCATGAAACTGGAGTCCGCAGGGTCAGGACCAATAAACTTCACGTCTGCAAAGGTCTTGGCCTCGAACGGTCCAGGCTGTGCCGCCTTGAGGACGGTGAATACCTCCTGCCAGCTTCCGCGAATGATGTGCTGTTCTCTATTCTCTGCCATTTCTGTTCTCCATTCCCGCCCGCAACGTTAACCGTTGACCGCAACATAATACATACCGTTAAAGCAAATGCCCGTGGCGGCGAACCCGGTGCGCTCTGATATCGGATGCACCGAGTTGCCGTCGTGGTCCACGTTGTACCACGACGCGCCCGCGCTCGTTATCATGTACCCGCGCCCGTCCCATGCAATGCCGCGGCCGGCAATCGGCGCCGTCACCACCCGCGTGATGGCGGTTGTGCCGCCATTATGCAAATACTTACGGAACACCGACGAAGCCGAACCGCACAGCACCCAGAACAAACCATTGAAGCACGCCCCGCGCCCGTTCGCGCCGACGGCGCCGGTCGCTTTCGCGGCGCCGGTCTGGCTGATTTTAGTGTGCTGTAATCCGATGCCGCCGGGGTCGTGGTAGTAGTGGATGTCTGTGCCGTCGAATGTGATGCCGTACGCAACGCCGCCGATCGCGCCGGTGTAGATGGCACCATCATCGTATACTCCTACGCCATCCCATCGAACCTTGCGCACGGTATCCGTGAAGTTGGTTTCGGCCACAACGTAGGACGTGTCCCCCAGGTGCGCAATGTCTACCGGGGCGCTTGAAAACGAGTATGTCACTGCCGGGGTAATACGTGACGGAAGGCGGTCAAACGAAGCGATGCTGGCCATGAGTCGCCCCCATCAGGCCATGCTGAAGTGCTGCGGACTGCTCAGCGTGATGGTCCACGACGCGTTGGTGGTCGTGCCGACGCACTCGTACTTGACCGCATAGGCCGCCAGTTCGTACCGCAGCGTCACCGGCAGGCCAGCCGTACCGATGGCCGTATCGTCGAACCGTACGTCACCCCAGTAGCCGTCCTGCAGCTTTTGGTAGTTGCCGTCGCCGTCGTTGACGAGTAGTGAAATCACGATGTCTGTTGGCGTCGTGGCCTTTGCAAGGTTGCAGGAAAACGTATGGTGTCTGAACCCGGCAATGACGATTGCCGCCGAGGTCTTGGTCTCGGTGGATACCGTGTTGTAGACGTTGGCAATCTCGGTTGGCGTTGTCGAGAACCAGCTACGCCCCTCCAGCCTGGCCCCCCCAGTACCGTGCAAAAAAGGGGCTTCGAAAAAGCTCACCCCCTCACCGTCCACTGCGGCGTCAAGCCACAGCAGGCCCATGTCGCCTGGGCCGTAGACGATTGATTCCCCCGGCTGCAACGCATCTCCCTCGACCGCCGAATTGGATGAGGCCACTGGGCCGCTGGTTGGGAACGGGGTGCCCGGTAGGCGGATGCCCGGAGCGCTGCCAACCACGACAATGCCCGTATTGCTTCTCAGCGCCGTGATGCGCACGCGCGGTGCAGCGTACTGCGGAAACTGCTGCGGGGTCCCGGCGTTCGGGACCGTTAGTTGTCCTGATAACATCAGTGATACTCCACGGCGTAAGCGGTTCCCGCCTGCAGGACCATGCCCGGCCCAATCACTTGCGGCGTAGCGGTCTCGTTGAGGTCGAAGACTCCGCGCACGTCTACTTGTGCGCCAGGCAGCACGTACAGGCCATCCCACCCCGGCGCCCGTCCGCCGCGCATGTCCAGGCGCAGCGCGCCTCCGATCATGCACTCCGACCCGATGTCAAAAAGCGAATCCCACTTGATGTCGCCGCTCTTGGCGGCAATGAACGGCAGGCCAACGTCGTCCTCTTTGTAGTGGAGATACCCGCCGATTGAAACGTAGTTGTTAAACGTAGCGTACGTTGAATTGATGTTGGCGTTCAGGTTGTACACAGTCTGAAACGTGATGTTGATATTGATAAACACGGTCGTTTCGTACTGCGCGTTCTGTCGGCAGGCCAGCACCGAGACCGACCCGCTAGCCTCGCCTCGCCACATGTACGTCACGCCGCGCGTGCAGCGAATCACGGCGTCGGTTGCGCCGCCGATGTAGAGGTCCAGCCTCGAGCGCGGCGCCGCAACAACATCGGGGTACGCGCCCCACAGGAACCCGGCCCCGCCGCCGGCAGCGTATAGCAGCTGGTCAGCGTGGATCTTCAGTGGCGAACCGCTCGACGCGATGCCGAACGCGTAGCTGTCGTCTACGACGAGTTGCGCCAGCGTGATAGCCGTCTGGTCGCTTCCGTCCACCTTGCGTCGCGCCAGGCTGCCCGTGAAGATGGCGGTATCGCCGTTTCCTGGAACACCGTTCGTCCAGTTTCCGGCCGTGCCGAAGGCGCCGCTTACGATGCCTGTCCAGGACGTGTCGGCCATCAGAAGTCGTAGCCCCCAAGAGAGATTGCGATACCGTTGAGCGTCACCTCGCCGCCCATATGCTCGACTAGTAGGCCGCTGGTCTCAAATGTGCTGAAGTCGCCTACCGCATCCAGGTGCCCGCCGAGAATCCGCATTGGCGTGCCAGAGGTCGGGATCGTTCCAACAGGCAGGGTCAGCGTACCATCAAGCATGGTCGCGTGCGTATCGAGCGGCTGGTCGGCGTTGTACTCGACGATGCCGCCGAGCATCAGCAAGATCGGGTCGCTTGCGAACGAACCGTTGTATACGCACCGGCCGTCCCATATCACCAGACCGGCCGGAACGCTGCACTCGACGTATCCTCCGTACTGGCGAATCTGTCCGGAACCGTTGTGTGTCAACTCGGTATCGCCGTAGACGTTGCTGTCGTACCCGACGAATACGCGGCTGTACAAGCCGTCCAGCGTTACCGATCCAGTAACGAGATACACAAACGCAGAACTCAACCCGTTGTCCACCGTCAACGCCGCAGAATGCAGTGCACGTACGGACAACACGGAGTACTCGCCGTCAAAGTAAGCCGCGCCGCCGCTGCTGTGGAAGTTGATGCGGCCCGCGTTGACCACCAGCGGATCGCCGGCCGCAGCGATAGTGCCGGTGAACCCGGACGTGACGTTGATGCTGCCGATGGCCTGCGTCACGGTCGCCGGTTCGACATCGACGGACCCACTGATAATGACGTGATCGCCAGCAGCGGGGATGCCGATCGGCGCCCAGCTCGTGGCCGCGTTCCACTCGCCGTTGAATAGTCCTGTCCAATACTTGACAGCCATTAGAAGTGCTTCACCTCGATTGCACTGCCGCTCTGCAGCAGTCGTGCCTGGTCGCCGTAGACCGCAACATCGGGAGAACCGCTGAACGTGAGGTTCTTGGCGCCGGCGCCGTTGCGAGTATCAACGCGACCATTTTCGAAGATGCGGACGGTGTTGGTGAACGTCTTCGCGGTTCCTTCTCCCGAGAGGTCCAGCAAACCGTTGCCGGCGATGCGTGCCGTGGTGATCGTACCGCCGTCGGTCTGGTAGGCCAGCGTGCCGCCAACGAGATTGAGTATGCCAACGTTGCCGGCGGAGATGGTTACGAGTCCGCCCTTCTGAAATAGTTCGGTCGCGAAGCCGGCGGAAGCCGTCACGCGTCCACCGAACACGCGCAGCGTAGCAACCGCCGCGGACGCCTGGACCACAAGCTGCACGTCGTTATCGGCTGCATGCGTGTACGCGCAGATGGCCTCGGTGAGCGCCGCCATGGACGACAGAACCGTCACGTGTCCCATCAGAAACTGCGCGGCAGTCACCGTCCCGGCGCCACCGATGTTGAACGCGCCGTTGGTGCGGTTGTTTGTCCGTACGGTGACGTTGGCGATCGAGAATGTCGCAGCGATACCGAAGTATGCGGCCGCGTTGCCCATAAAGGTGAGGTCGGCCATGTTGCCGGCGGTGTTGCCAAACGAAAGCGCGGTGCCGCTGTCGCCGATAGCGTAATCCCAATCCTCCGCCACCTGGATCGAGTTCGGGCAGATGTGCGGACCGCTGCCGTCAATGGATTCCTGGCTCTTGGCGCCGGTGATGATTACGTCGTCTGAGTTTGTTGGGGTCGCTCCGGTTGACCAATTGCCGTTGGTACCCCAGGCGTTGGAACCACTGGCGATCCAATAGTTGATAGCCACTGCTGCACCTCTCTCTGTTTCGCCGGCCGGAACGCGCGGCGGAATGTTTCCTCGTCGATGAAATGCTTTGCATTCGCTGGCGTAGTTGTGGTTGATTGCGTGGCGGGTTCACGCGTAACGGCCACCAAGTCGTATCCCCACTTCTTCAGCGGGCAGTTCTGTTTCTTTAGCCACAGTTTCGTTTTAAGTTCCGCCAGCCACCACTGTCCGCATCCGCAGGGCCGGCAGAACATCTTGTCGCCGTCACGGTGCATTTTGGGGCATACTTCGCACATCGACATGCGATGCGCGTATTCCTCCTGCTGGACCAAGCCGCCCGATGCGGCGCGTGCGAAGTTGTAGGCTTTGCTAACGCTCATCACACCGCGATGTCCTGAATCGTTACCGTGACTGTAACACGGGTTGTAGTGCCGACGGGGTTGCCATCGTACACCTCCCCATACAATATATCGAACGCGGCCGGCAATGTTGGATCTCCCTCAATAAACCCTCCGCCAACTGGACCGCAATCAGTACATCCGTCTACCAGTGCGCCGCCCTTGCAAATGATAATGAATGCGCCTTCGGCCAGCAATTCGTAGTAGTGATATGAAAATTGACAACCATTTGGTGCGTCTTGCGCCGCAAGGTACTCGCAAACAAGCGGGTTGCGCCAAATAATCTGCATTGGGAATGCGCCGCAGTCGGTGTTTCCGAATGCGAATGCGCAATCGTTTTGCAGAGATGGACATCCATTCGTGCACGCTGCAAGCGTATGCAGCCCGGAGAACTTCGAGTTCCACAGCGCCAGGTTTCCAGGGTGCCAAGCTGCGGTTGGAGTAGCCGCGAACGAGAGAGATACCAGGCCAGATTGTGCAGCAATCGCTGCCTCTAAAAACGTGCAGGCCGGACCAGCGCCTCCCCCAGCAGCCTCTCCGGTCCACTTCATTTGACCGGTCTCTGGGTCAATGTATGGGTGCGCAATCTGTATGCAGCTCGACGACACTAAACCACCCGTAGAGTAAAGTCTGGGTCCGCTGCCGGATTGTTTCCGGTCAACAGAGTAAGCGGAAAATCGCCAGCGAACAGCGGCGGCGGGTGCGCAATTTGTCCGTGGCAACTCACTGGCATCATCTGCACCGTCCCTCCGCCTGGCGCAGTTGTCCACTGCAGCACAGCGGAATAGTCAACGCTTATTGCTGTGGCGCTGTTTGTGAACGTCAAGAACCCGACAAACGGCGCGCTTGGGTCCGGCACGAAATCAGGCTGCCCTCCGATGATGACCGGAGCGCAAACCGGCGGGGTCTGCGCATAGATGCAGCTGTAGTCCGGAGCCTTGCCTTGCTCTGCGTCAAATGAGTAAGAACCAGGAATGCTGGCGAGAAGGCAATCGTACGCTCGGAGCCTGTGCTGCTGAAACTGATTGGCTTGTGGCGGAGTGGATGCTAGTATTGTCACCCCGAACACTCGATCAACGACACATAGCGCCGGCGGTTCTTCGCCACCGCCACACGATCTGTAGCGTAGATAAAGATAGCCGCGTTTGATCTCGTGCGCTGGATCGTCGTCGGGCGCGATCCATTCTTCGGCGATGCTGTACAGACCTCCAGGCGCCTGGTCCGACACCCAGTAAAGGTTAGCCTGCTTAATGCCCTTGGCGGGAATGTTTTCTGTCGCAATCGATGGACTGAACGTGATTGTGCAGGCCATTCAGCATATCTCCGCCGGCGCTGGTGGGTCCACCAGCGGCGTGCTACAGGTCGTATGCCAAAGGGTCAATCCGCGGGCGCCGTTTGAGGCTTGAAACGTCGGCTGATCGTCAATATCGAGGCTGTAAATTTGATCCGCCGGAGGCGACATGCCCGCCTTTTTGAACTTGGCAGCGTCGATGCGTTCCATCGGCAAACACACGAGGTAGTGTTCCATGTCAATTTGCGAGTTCTTCGACCAGTCTGGCTGTCCCTCGGTGTTGTTTCTCACAAGTCTGCGACATCGAAACCACGGCCCGAGATATTGAAATAGCTGCAACTCCCGCTGTGCATCGTCTCCGTAACAATCGGCCGCGTCCGTAATGACCTTCTCGATTCGCACCTCAAGAGATACTGCGTCTGGACCTACGAACACATCGAACGTTGTGCCCCTACTTTCGGGCGCAAGGAAAGGCGCTTCCGCACTGCGAAAGTCAAAGCGCTGCACCTGCACGATAGTTCCCCAGGGAAGCGAATGCGTGTCCTCATCCATTTCCTGGAGGTTGACCGCTGGCACAATTGCGGATCGTCCTTGCGGTATAGGATTCCAGTCTCCGGACATGTCATACGTGTTTGATGGGTGAACAACCTGCAATTGGTCTGGCCTGGCAATAGCAAACCCGGTTGGCCCTTCTGTTCTTTTGGTGATTGTTCCTACCACCTCTGATACCCAATATCGAGAGTCTGCAAAGTCTGGCATGGCAACCGGCTGTCCCCCCGTTGGTTGCCCTTCTGCATCCACCGGGTGAACCAAGGGACCAACCGGCGATATCTGTCCTATCCAGTTGACCGGCGCAGGTCTGGTGCGCTTGCCGGCGATATCCAGAGTTGCGCGCTCGGCAATCTGCCGGCGAATTGATTGCAGATCCGCAGCACGAATAGCGCCACCGCGTCTGAATGCTATGCCATCAGGGGGACGTGACAAATGCTGCTGCTCCTACCGTGTGTCATGCTGGTATGCTGGCCAGATTTAAACTACCCAGCCACGGCCACAGCGAACGCGGGTAGACTCGGCTGCTGCGGCACCTGGGTATGCCGCTCACGGATATCTTGGGCGTATCCGTCCCTGGTTCCACTTCGTATTCCACGTGCCGGTGATAATCGGGATCGTGCGCAAACTTGAACTCGCAGCGATACACGTGTCGTGCGATTTCCTCGGCGCCAACTCCGGCAAACAACCACGCATCCTGCTCTGAAAAGAAAGGCTCAAGGCTAAAGGCATTCGTGCTGAAAGCGTCACGCGCAATAAGATCCCAGTTTGGTCTCACCATCAGTAGCGTGTAGTTCACTGTCTGCCGCGGGCGCAGCACATCCACGCCATCTAGCCGGTTGATCCTGAAAGCCGGCTCCCAGGTTTCAAGCGGTGCCGGCGGAGATTGCGGAGGAGGATGTACAGACGTGCTGGTGATCGTTTGGTACGACGCGCACCCCGGAACAGGCGTGCCTATGCTGCCAGTCAGAAAATCCAAATCATGGAAGATTGTTATGGTCCTGCTTGCGATATCAACGCTTCGCTTCGGCGACCAGGCGTCAATTTCAGTGCTGTACTGCAGGGTCAACCGATAGTTAAAGTTGTTCGTAACCGCGGTAATCTTCTCAACTCGATAAGATCTCAAAGTAAGAGGTTGGCCCTTCTGGCCTGCTGGTGCGTTGGAGGACAGGCTTAGAGATATGCTAGAGATCGAGTCCGGCGCGGTCCACAAGTCACCGATGTGGAACCCGGTCTGCTCCATCACTTCGTGCTCGCGCAGCGTGCTGGTCGAGGACACGAGGTATTCCTTAACGCGCACCTCGCCGAACGCGTCACCGTTAATGGGTCCTGAGTCGTACAGTTCTATCGGGGTGATGGCCATGGGTTCATCGCACTTACGTGCTTGCGTCTATACCAGCTTCGGAGTCATAGTCTGGTCTCTAATGCCTCGCAGTTCGTCCACCGCTTGTTGCAGCAGTGCCGTCATTTTCCCTGCGGCACCGCCGGCACCGCCGCCAACGGGTAGCGGTGTTGCCGAGTCTCTAAAGATAGACATATCGGGATAGGTACTTGGTGATCGCGGCGCGAAGCGCTCGGGGGAACGCAGTTGCCTCGGTGCGGCCGCAGCAGCCTGCAGCTTCGCCGCGGCACCGAACAAGCTGAGTGCTTCCCCGCTTCCGGTAGCAAACTCCTGTCCGCTGTGAATTGATGCAATATCCTGCATCTTCTTGCGCTCGATATCGACGATGCGTTGCGCCGATGCCTGCGCGTCGTCCGCGTCCTTCTTGCGTTCCTTCTTGTTATTGCTGGTCAGCAGGCCAATCAGCGCGATGATGCCCGGGATGAGCGCAACGATAAGGCCCAGGGGTCCGAGGAACGCCGCCCAGGCGATTGCGGCCACCTTGGCGAATGCGGCCAGCCCGAGGGAGAGCGCGCCGATTGCCAGGGTCAGTCCCCCAATAACCACAGTGAGTCCGACGACAATCGCAATCGTGTTGGCGATGATTGGGTGCGCCTTCAAAAACTGCGCGATCCATTCCGCCATCGGACCGATGATCGAGTTGATGACGCGCAGCACGGCCGTAGCGGCCGGCAGGAAAGCCTCGCCGAGTGCTGCTGCCGCGTCCTTGAAGTTGGCGATGGCGGTCTTGAACTGGTTGCTGAAGCTGCCAAGGGTCCTCGTGAGATCGCCTTGAATGACTCCCGTCTTTTCCATAATAAGACCGTATGTCGCCAAGGCAGCTTGCGCCTCGGTGAGTTCTTTACCGGTCTCGGCGATGCCGTTCTTGAAGGCGAACGCTTCGATGCGCGCCTTGTTCAACACCACTCCAAGGCGCTTCAGCGGTTCAAACTCGTTGGACAATGCTGCACGCAGAATCGTGAAAGCCTCCTCGCGGCTGATGTCCTCCCGGAAGCTGCTGATGTCGCCGGCAAGCGTCGTCAGTGCCTTCGACATCTCGAACGCAGCTTCGGTGCTGATGTCCATTGCTTTCAGCATGGTGTGCATCGTCGCCACGTTGCGCAGTGTTTCGATTCGCGATAGGCCCATGGACTTCTTAACCTGTTCTCCGAACGCAAAAGCTTGGTCCGCCATGTCGCCGAATACGACGTTGACGAGATTTCGCGTTTCTTCCGCCTGACCGGCGAAGCGAAGCAGTACCGCGGCAACGCCGGCCAGAGGCAATGACAGGTTCGTCGAGATTGCGCGTCCGGCGGACGACAGCTTTTGTCCCAATGATTCCAGCTTCTTGTTGGCGTTGGCTACAAACTGCGCAATACGTGACCGCGCTGTAGCAAGATCCTGCTTCAGGCGGTTCATCCGCGCTCGTACTTCGACGAACGCTTCGCCGAGTTTGATGCCTTGCGCCACTATCGTCCCCTGTTCAGCTTCGCTTCCTTCTGCTGCTGCGCTGCTTTGTCCGCACTGCGTTCAATGTGACGGCACGCATGCTGTACTTGTATGAACGTCAGAGACCACGCTTCGTCCAACGACAGATGAAACGTCTCGACCAGGCTCCAAATCAGTTCCCCCCAGTCGGTGAGGTAGTAGTCTCCGCTGAGTTCGACGACCCCCGACGAAGCCGCGGAGGCTCCGTTGGGGCCTGTCCGTTTTTTGCTGCGCCAGCCCCCTCGGTGTCGTGCGGCTGATCCTGGTCTGCCGTGACTCCGGATAGTCCGCTGATGTCAGTAACGATCTGAATTAGATCCATCACGCTGCAGTGCCGCTCAACCCAGTCCTCGGTCACTTCTGGATGATGCACCTTTAGCTGATTCGTCACAACCCACAGTGCGGTACTCGGAAACATCATCTCATCTACGAGTTGTTCGAGTGTCGCCGGCTTCTGCATGGACAACGTATGCCGCTTGGTGATGGGATCAATGCTGCGATCGCGCATCAACTCCTGCACTTGCTGTGCACGCATCCGCGAGCGTAAGGCGGCGAAGTCCTTCATGCGTAGCGGCTGCAGCTTGTACGTCTCGCCGCCGATAGTGATTGGCAGCGGTTCTCCGCGTGCCAGGTCGGGGTGATTCTCGCTGAATTCCATCATCAGACATTCCTTGTCAAGCGTTTGAGTGTCAGTCCGCCGATCGGCCGGACTTCGATGTCCTCGACCGGAATTGATTGGCTTACGATGGTGGTGCGCGGAAGTCCTTCGCCGGCGTCCACGTGCTTGACGTGTGCAAACTCTTCCCATAACGAAGCCGGCATGCGCTCCGAGTCATGCAGAACGGCAATGCAGCCGGAGGACGCCTGCCGCACAAGAACGATTTCACGCGTGCCGCATGTCACCGGGTCGATGGTGTCGTAGGCGCAATCCACAAGCACCAGGTCAGCGCCATTGATGGGCGCCTCGCGCATGGCCTGAAGGTCCTTGCGGATAACGTCCAGGCGTTGTTCACCGTGCAGCATGCGGACAATCTTCTGCGCCCAGTCGTCGTCGCTTTCGTATGTGGTGATCTTCTCGGCATCGGGGAATGCCGTCCGGTTGCAAAACAGCGGCGTACTCCAGCACCCCCCGCCAAACTCGGTGATGTGCCGGATCTTGTGGTGTTTCGGGATGGACATCAGCGCCGGTGCGTGCGTTGCATAGGCCGGCAGCTCGTCGAGCGCTCCGGCCGGCTTCGGTCCCTGCCAGGCCACGTCATGCGGCATGCACCAGGGTTCGACGATCTGACTGGCCACGTCCAGGTTCTTGCAGTGGCCGCAACGGATCATGCTGTCGCCGTAGATCCGGAAGCCAGCCTCGCGTGCACGGAAGCAGAAATGCACGTCGTCCGACATCCGCCCCTTCTCTGTCGCGCTGTCGTCCGGCCAGACGAACCAGGGGAAGCCGATGCGCTCGAGGACGTTCCGCGCAATCATCATGCAGCCGAAGCCGCACGCCTTGATTTCGTGCAGCATGTGCGGCTCAAGCCAGCGGTGCGGCCAGCGCCCCTCCAGGTCCATGCACTGCACGTACGGGACTTCTAGGTTATTGATTCGCTGGATGGATGGCACCTGGCCGCAGACCACATCGCAACCGTTTTTCGCCAGCCGCTCGATTGTGTCCATCGGGATCGACACATCGTCGTCGATGAACATCAAGTGCGTAAACGGCTTGCCTTCTATCTTGGCTGAGAACATCTCACGCGCCGCCTGGTTGCGGCCGATCACAACTCCGTAAGGTTGGCAGATGTGCCGCAGGATGGCGAACACGCCGTTCTCATTAGCGTGCTTGACCGCGGCGCTGGCGTGGGTGATCTCGTTGACCGATGGATTGTCGGTGCGCGTGAGAAACGCGACGAAGACCCTTGCATCCGCTTGCAGTCCTTCTGTGTTCACTTGTCACTCCTATGCCCACGTAAGCGTATTGGTCCCCCGGAAGTTGAACGTCAACCTGCCGAGGTCGGTTGCGCTATTTGTTTCGCTACTGCTGGTGACGAACGCCTGGCCCGTACGCGTATTGCCAGCGCCGTCGGTAAAGGTGCCGGTAATCAGCTTTCCGAAATCGGTCGGCGTAACTATCGTGGCGTCGTCCATGAACCCCTCTGCCGAACCGCTCCATTCGCTGCAGCCGAAGGTGAATTCCTTCCATCGCACACCGGTTGCCGTGGTGCTCGATAGTTTGGTAATGTCGAATTCGTCGGTTGCGGTGTCGATGGTCCAACTGGTGATGTAGATGTCGAATCCAGCGCCGAAGTCGATTGCTCCGCCGTGTCCCCTGAATGTTGCCATTGACTCCCTCTCTCTCTCTCTCGCCAGGCGTTGTCCGGGTTGTCCGGGTTGTCCGTGCTACTCTTTGCGATACAGGGTCAGCTCATAGTCAATGACCCCCTGCCACACGTCTTCCTCGATCAGTTGTTCCACGACAGTCGCTAGTTCCCTTGTCCCAAGCACGTCGTAATTGTCGCCACCGGTGATGGTCGCCGACGGTGCGTACGCCATCGTCAGTTCGTTTAGCACGTCGTCTAGTTCGCTGTCCGTCTTAGCGAACACACTGAACGACACGCGCATCACCTGGTGAAACTCATCCAAATGGCCAAGGCCATATTCTGGTGCGATGTCCACAATCGCGAAGGTGATGTAGGGTTGTGCGGCGTTCTGCGGTGCGCTCGACCAGAACATCGAATCGGTCGTGGCTGTAGAGTTCTTCAGGTCCGCAGTCGCGTCGTACACGCTGCGGATGATGTCGGCTATCTGTCCAACGTTGACGCCAACCGCTGCCATCAGAACGCCTTTATCTTCACGCGCTTTTGCCAGTCCTTGACGATGCGATCAAACGCCGGCCGCAAGTGCGGACGCGCGGCCATTTTGCTGGTGCCGAGTTCGAGATATCGCGCGTAGCGCAGGTTCGTTCCGTGAATTCCAAGCAGGCCGCTGTCGTGGAATTCGTGTCCGTAGCTACTAACCAAGTGGCCGGTCTGGCGGTGCGGCGGGGTTCCCGGCGGACTCGGCACACCAAGGCCCTTCTTCGCGATACTTAACTTGTTGTCGCGCTCGATATGCAGCGTAAGTTGCCGCACGATTTGTCGCGCCTGCTCGTTGGTCGCTTCTTCCACTGGCCGAGCGTTCCATCGAATCATGGTCAGCTACTCACCGCGCTGTATGGTTGTTCTTCGCACAGCATCACCGCATAGCGCCCTTGTTCGTCGAAGTCGCGGCACCCGCGGACGGTCAGGTATCGCGTCACGCCGTCACGCAGCAGCCGCAGACGTTTTTGATTCCCTTCGAGGCAGATTTGATTAAGCAACGAACTGTTGTAGCCTGCCGGGGTGGATTGCTGGGCGCTGACGTAAACCTTGTGCGTGACGTTATGCCCCATCTGTGACATCAGCACGCGGTCGCGCTCATTGATCGGCTGCATCCGGGAAGGCATTCCGGCTATCAACGTCGTCCACGTCACGGTATGCGTACCGCGCCCGGTAGCAGAATGCGTTTCGGCTTGCAGGTCCACCGGAGTTGTCAGCAGGTCCTCGAAACTCATCCGACAGGCACCATGTAGTGTGCGAGTTCGTCCGCAATGTTGGCGGATAGTTCCGCCGTGTCCGCTTCCGACAACTCATACTCGTAGTCGCCAAGCTTCTCCCGTTTGAGGTCGCGGTTAATCGTGGCGCGGTTGAACATGGACTGCGCCACGTCGTTTACCACGCCAACCACGTCGTCAGGCACCGTGGCAAATCCGGCCGTGTACTGCACGACGGTCCACGTGTCTGCGTAGCACTTACCCAGCTTCAGGACACCTGCATCGATGTCGTCGGTGGCATAGCCGTAAATTGGTGTGTCGGCCGCGTAGATGGATGCGTAGGACGAGTCCGCCGCGATGGTGGCGCCCTGGTCAAGAAGCCACGTAGTCGGAAGGTTGCCCAGGTTGGCGCCGCTGGCCACGGTACCGGACCAGCCGGACCCGTTCAGCGCGATGGCCGTGACCAGCGCATCCAGCGTTGCGGTCTCGTCGAGGTCAATTGATACCGTGCCGTCATTCGTCCCACCAACGACATTGAGATACAACGTGTTGTTCGTGCGGTCGATGCGCACCAGCTTGTACACTGCGTCGGTGCTGCTGTTGCTGATCTGCAGCGCTTCGCGGCGACCGACAGATACACGCACCACACTGGTGATCGGCCACTGCTTCAAAACCAGCGTTCCCGCGCCGGAGGTACGCTGTTCTTCGGTGTACGTCGCCGCTGCGAAGCGCCGGCCGGTGACGCGCTCCACCAGTTCAGAAGCACGATTGATGGCGTGCGCCAAGCGGCACGTGTCCCGCGCCTGCAGCGTGACCGCGTTCGCCAGTCCGAGGCAGTTGGTAGCGGCAACCTCCACCAGATCGATGGTCAACTGGCTGGAGTGGGTGAGGAGTGTGATTTCGCTATCCAAAAACGCTTCGATCGTCGTCTTCAGTCCGCCGACCGTAGTCGAGGCAGTAATCGGGAAGTTGGCCGTGCCGGCGTCGTCGCCGCCAGTCACCACAATCTGCACCCGACTATTAAAGTGGTCCACCTGCACCGTGGCGGCGCTGCTGCCTCCGGTGCCAACCACGTACAGCCGCAGCGCGTTGACCCGCACCGAATCAGGACTACGCCCCATGTGGCGCAGCAGATTGTCGATGCTGGTTAACGCCGAACTGTTGACGGTGCAGGCCATGGACTACCCCGGGTGCCAGATGATTTCGATAGTGCCGTTCTTCGTGTCGCCGCCGTTCACTACTCCGATGGTTAGCGGTCCGTTCACCGTCGGGTGCGTCGGCATCTCAACGTTGGTCGCGCTCGATAGCGGCAGCAGGTAGAAGTATTCCTGGTCCGCTCCGGTCGCGCTGCGGGCCGCCATGGCCGTTCCGATTGCGGCAGGACACTGTGCGAAGATGGATAGGCCGTTGTGATCGGCGATCGTCACATCCCACCCAACAGAAGGCGCCGCGGCACCGGGGATTGTGGTCACGCACACGATGCGGCCGCTGATGGCCTTCGTGGTGCCGCTGGCTGCGCCGGCGCCGCTGGTGGTGAATGACGCCTTGATGGTCTTGTACGTGCCGTACGTTTCGATGTACTCGAACGTCATGGCCATGGGTCGTTACCTCCTCGCGCGTCCGCTTTGGATGCCGCGTATTAGTCAGCGTCTTGCGCCGGGATGTACAGACCGTTCAACGCAGCTTGCTCCACAACGTAGTTCTCGAAGAAGTTCATGCCGGTTCCGGCAGACACGTTCGAGGCGATCGTTGTATGGCGACCGATGACCTGGTTGTACGCACAACAGCCGGTCGAGTTGTTGCCAAACGACATAACCACGGTCGCGGCCTTGGCGTTCATGAACGTGTTGTGGTGGATATACGCCAGCGTTGCGGTCGCCTCGTCGGCGATGGCGCCGTTTGTGAAACCGATGGCGTCGAGAACCAGGCAGTTCTTAACCTCGACGCGGGCTGCAGCACCTTCGAGAATTATTCCTCCGACGACTTCAACCGTGGTGTTGTAGATGCGGGCGCCGTCGATGAGCGCATTGTGACCCGCAGCCGTAATCGTGATGATATCCACCTTGTTATTTCCGGTGGTGCTGCCGTGGTGCAGCGTGTTGCGCACCGTACATCCCGCTGCGGCAATGTTGATGTCGGCAGTCTGTGCGTCGGTCCCGGGAACCGCGAATTCTAGGTTTTCAATCCGCACGCCGGCGGCGGTAACGGTGATTGCGTCGATCGTGCCGTTGGGGGTAATGACCGGCCGCTGTCCGCCTTGGCCAAGTCCGATGATGCTAACCATGGACACGTCACACGTGATTGCGGCAGTCACGGTCTCGGCATGGCCAGGCATAACGTAGATCGTGTCGCCTCGGCCGGCAGTACACAGGCCGATTGCGTAATCGATGGTCGCGACCGGCTTGTCCGGCGAGTATCCGTAGCCGGCGGCATCGCTGCCGGAGTCATCCACGAAAAAGATGTGGCCGGTCCCGTGGGACTGGTCAGCGAAAACCAGGTTGCCGGCCAACCATCGACCGAATAGCGGAGTGCGTACAGATTGTGTGGTACTCATTTAGTGCTCGCTCCCTTCCCGGGTGATCCGGGGTTACGGTGCTGCTGCTGTGTCGTTGCTGCTACGGGTGACGTGCCGAGCCGCGGCCGAGCGCTCGACGGGACTGCATCGCCGGCGCCCGGGCCACGGCCATCATGCCGCTGCGGGGGTGGCGCAGCGTTGCCGGAGGTCTTGTTGTGCGGGGAGTGGTCAATCATCTTGTGCGCCGGCGCGGAGGTTTGCTGCTTGGCCTTCGCAACGCCGGAACGCAGCAGAATTCCTGCCTGGGTTGGATCCATGTCCATCTCCAGTCCGCTTGAGAATCCGCGCCAGTTGCGCTGCAAGATGACGATCATTATCGTGTCCCCGTTTAGCTGATGTAGTCCGCGGTCAGGCCGGCCTTTGCGATCTTGGCGCCGCCGCGAATCGCGATAATGACGATGTTGTCGGCCGCGTTGTTGGCGTCGATGTTCACCGTGCAGTAACGGTTGCCGCTTAGCTGTTCCGCGGTCGCCTCCAGCACGATATAGTCGCCTGCGGCATTAGGCGTTACATCGCTGTGAGTCACGACGGTGTAGTCTGTCCCGCTTCCATCGCTGTTTGGATTGCTGAGTATGTGGCAATCGTCAGCATCAAGGCCGGTTCCGGTGAGCGCCGCGGCAACGAGAATGAACATGACATACTCGTAGTCGCGCATGTCCAGCCACGTTCCGCCAGCGTCGGTAAACGTGATGTCAATGCCGGCGGTCGCGTCACCGCTGAGCGCGGCATTGACCGCCAGCATGCTGCTGAGTTTTGAAGGGGTTGCGGTTGCTGCCATGTGTACTGTCTCCTTTGATCATGCGCCACGGCGATCGTTAAACCGCACTTGGCGCTATGCTGTGGTGCCAATTACGCGCGGGTCGCCAGCGTCACGAACGGCGAAAGCGTAGATGACGATTCCGCCGGCGTAAGCGGCAGATCCCACAACGGCCGACCGTCGGCACGGAAAGTGAACTTGAAGCACAGCTCGTCGTTCAGGAATCGCACATGCGCCGAGCTGGACGATTGCACACCGGACGTGCTCACGGCGTCCGCATATTCCATCCAGTTTGCAAGGACAAGATCGCCGACAGTGCCGAGAGTCTTGGCGTGCTCGCTGAAGAAAATCGGCCGGCCGAGCAACGTCGGAGGCCGCCCCTCGACAAGCGACGGCTGATAGACCAAGCTGCCGCCGGTGCCGACGGCAATCGACATAGTGAGAAGCTGCGGCAGCGTATCGTGATTAGCCAACCATACCGCGTTGTCGTACCCCCAGCACCGCGAGTACATCTTGATGACGTTCTCGGCGACGATCGTCGCTGCGGCCTGGCCTGCTTCCTTTGCGACACTGACCGTCGCTGCGGACACTCCGACAATGCCAACAGGCTGTCCGGCGCCGGTGCCGTAAAGGCGCGCCCGAAGAAGCGTCTTCGCATACTCATCCTGGAAACCGCTGGTGATGATGTCCACCAGCGAGATTGGCGAATCGGACATGATTTCTTCTGTGACGAATACGGCACCAGCGAGTTTGTGCAGTTCAAGCGTCAATCTCTTGAACGTTTGCTGGCTTGTGGTGATCGCCGCGGTTTCCTCGGTCCAGGCGAGGGTAAGACCACCAGAAACGCTGGAGGTGTGGGTTTCGTCCACGCGCTTCGGGATCTTGAGGGTGCGCGACTGCATGCGGATCTTTCGCGTGCGGGCGCCTATCGGGTCCATCTCGGGAGGGATGCGCAGCAGCTCCGTCATGAGTTGTTCGGGTATCAGGAATCCACCGGCCGGGTCGGAAATCTCGCGGTATTCGTCGGAACCGGCGGCCTTGCGGTGCCACTCGTCCAATCGCTTGCTCGGCGCAAAGCGGCTTTGCCGGCCACTACGCATGCCGTATTGCTTGGACGCATGCGCAGCGATATCGTAGAGGAAGTCGGCGGCGTCCTTGTATCCGGCCTTCGGGTCGTCGGCGGTACTGGTGACAACGACGTTCGGGCGCCTGGCGACGTTCTTCTTTTCGGCCTCGAGCGCAGTGCGGACGGCCTCTTGGACCATCTTTTGCGCTGCTTCCATTGTGATGGGTTCGGCGGTGGCCGTGGTGGTTGCGGAGGCGGACGCTGATCCGGTTCCGGGATCGCTAGTGACGGTCTTGGCCACGGCCTTGTCTGCGGCCTCGGCGGTACCATCGGCGATCAACTGCTTGCAGTATTCGTCGTCGCCTTCAATGCTTACGACGGTCCCTGCTGCGTAGGCGATGCCGTCAATCTGTACAGATTTGAGTAGGCGGATTTTCATGGCGCTCTTCTCCTAAAGGTTCGTGCCGTTCCGGCTCGTAACCTCCAGCGAAAAGATCGCCTGGTACGTCCACCTTACTTAGCGGGTGCTACCGTGGAAGATGTCGCTTGATCGTCGCAGCAACCATGTCGGCGATGCTGTCGGCGCTTGCAAGCTTCGGCGGCGGCGCGATGACCGCTACCGTACGTTTATGTTGTATGACCTTGCACGGCTGCTTGTCAATGCTAATCTTGCGGCGCACGGGCACAACCGTACGCTTGGCCGGCAGTTTCACGCCAAGAGAATTGGCCAAATTCTGCGATAAAGAAACCTCGCCTTTGCTCACCGCCATGGCCAAAGCCTCGGGGTTGGCTGGAACCGTCACGACGGAATATTCGAGAAGCTTCCATTCACGATGGATGGTCCGCGCCTCCGACCACTCCGGCCGTCGCTTCAGTTCGGCGGTTGTCGGCGGTCCACTTTTGCCAGCGGACGGCGAGAACCCGATGCTGAATGCCTTCAGAAACCCACCTTGCATCAACGCGAGGATTTCATCGCCGCGTTCCCCGGGTGCTATGACGGTTTTGGCGATGATCTTTGACCCCTGGGACTTGATCCACATCGCCTTTCCTATTGGCGGATCGTAGTACCGATGGCCGAACAGGACGACGGGGTTTTTCTGGAAGTCCGAGAAGTCGCCTCCAGAAGCCAGGACAATCTCTCCGTCGCGGTCGATTGCCCCGGTCGTGATGGTGGCGACTACAGCGCGTTCGCCTTCCTCGACTTCGGCACGCGCGTCAAAGCGCTTGTACGTTAGATCGCAGTTGACGACGGTGGTTCGCTCGTCGTCTTCTGCTGTGCCCTTGCTTTCTACTTCCACTTCGACCGGTTCACTGTCGCCGATCTTTAACTTTTTCTTAGCCATCTCTCTGCCCCCACAGGCTTGATTACTCCACAACAGGCACCAAAAAACACGTGCACCTCGGATGCAACGGTGGATGTCGAACATCCTCGAACGTGTTCTTGTAGGTGCCGCCTTCGTCGCCCTGTACACTGTCGCCGTTCTTGAGGAACGATTCTCCCTTGGTTGCAATAATCTTGCCGTGGAACGGCCGGCAGAACTCACATGCGTTCGGATCGGCTACCCATTCCATTTTCTCGACACCGGCCGCCTGGTAGCTGGCACGCCGGCCGGCCTCGAGCGCCCGCTTGGTCTCGCTGCGTGCGATGGTTTGCGCACGGTCCGTCTTGGCCTGCGAGTACACCGCTTTGATGCGCCCACGAATCTCATCAAGGTTCTCGCCGGCGGAGATGGCCTCTTTTAGCTGGTCAGTCAACGCTTGCCGCGTCGTCGCGTTCACCCGCTTGGCGAATTTTCCGCTGAATCGGACGACCCGGCCTTCCAGGAACTCGAGCGCCTCGGACTGGGTTAGGTCGAAGGCCACGTCCAGTTCCGCAAGCTGCATGCTGCCACCTTCTGCGCCCTCCATCAGCATAGACCGGATATACGGGACGGCGCGGTCCGATAGAACCTGATCCCAAACCTGTGATACGAAAAGCAGTCGTTCAATCATCTCGCTGGTGCGATCCTTGGTCAGTATGGCGGCATTCGCGGTCCCACAAGCGCCACGGGTTAGGCCGTCGCCATTGCCGTCGCCATTGCCTTCGTCCGAGCGCATTTCTGGTCCAGGCTGCTCGATTAGCAGGGTGCGATTTAGTACCTCTTGTTCCTGCATCGCGAAGTACCGCGACATCTCCGTTTGCAGGCCGCGCGCCTTCGGGTCTTCGCCGGGACCGTCCTGCACCTTGCGGACGACACGCACTACGCGCTTGCCGCCATTGCTGCCGTTGCCGTTTGATGACCCGCCGTTGCCCGCGGCCCCAACGGGCGAAGCAAAGTCCGCAGGGTCCGGCGGGTCGCGATACTCGTCGCCGCCTTCTCGCGGCGGAAGGCCATCCTTGGCGCGCTCCTCGTTCGGGGACGTATAGCCGCTGGCGATGTGCTTCTCGATTTCCAGCATGCGGACTTCGCGATCCTCGGGGATCGTGTTGTCAAACGCGAGGAACAGCGTTCCAGTGGTGTCAAACAACGGAATCAAGTCCTGATTCAACCATTGTTCAAGTTTGCGGTGCCGCGGAGATATGGCCCAACGTGCGAACTGTGTCAGGCCAGCATCGGCGTTGGCCCGATTCACGTCGTCGCTCGTGAGAAGCGACTTCGGGACGCGGAAGGCATTGCAGATACGGTCTCGGACGGCCTCAAGGCCCTTGTCGTGGCCCATTTCCTTCGGGGTCATGCCAAGGTGCTTTACGTCCTTCACGCCGCCAAGCATGCCAACGCCGCCTACCTGGTCGCCGCCATGCCGCTTCTTCCAGTCTTCTCGGAATCGTTTCTCGACATCGGCAGGGATGCGCTGTTCCCCGAACACTAGGATGTCTGGTACGGCAGCGTTCTTCAGCAGCGCCCGCTCGTAATCCAGCATGCGGTTGCTGAGGTCCGCGGCCTTGATGCAGCCGCGCAGCGGAGACCAGCCCTGCAGCATGTCGATCGGACTGAACATGCGGTGATACAGGATCTCGTCGGTCTCGTAGCGGATGTCTTCGTCACCGGGTCGATAGATCCAGTGGTCGATCAGTGTTTCCCGGCTGTATACGCCACGGATCTTGTCTGGCGGTAGCGGCCACAGCTCAACCACGCGGCCAAGCTCATCCCGCGCCATGAACACGTGGCACTTGCCGAGTAGGTCCAGGTAGATCGAAAGGCACTCAAAGAACTCAAACTGGTTGTGCCATGGGTTGACCCGCTTGAACAGATCCAGCAGCGGGTGCTCGACGATTTCGACAACATCGTCCATGGTAGCGGCCTTGCGAAGCCATGGGCGCAGGCTGGATTGTTTTGCGAGATAGGATGCGTTGGCAGACTTGATGGCGCGCGCTGGCGCGATGGTGCTTTTGCCTTGTGTGCTGTACAGGCCGAGGTTGGTCGTGGCCACGGCGTCGGCGCGCAGGCTGACGCATGAATATACATCGCCGACGTACAGCCGGAGGTACTGCTCTTCCAGCGGGTCGGCGAAGTCCGGTAGGCCAATGCGCCACCACGGGACGTAGCTGCGGACAACCTTGTCGCGGCCGCGGAATCTGTCGAGATAGGCTTTGATTCGTGCTAGCAAGTATTCATGCCGTGTCAGTCCTGATTGTCCTACCCCCAACTAACCGTAACCGGCACGTAGCAATCGTCTTTCGGTCATCTTTCATATCTCGCAAGGAAACCCTTGCAAAAGAATTCGGCTCGGCTGGCTTCTTCAAGTGCAAGATGTTCGCCAATCACATAGAATGCACAACGTTCGCCACGTTCCCCACGGAGATAGAAGAACCGGTATTCAACATCGCTTATGTCTGGCCGCGGAACATCTTTAATTCGGTCGACCAAATCGAGATTTGCCAGTTCTTTTAGTAAACATTTTGCGGATATTTCGTTTGTTGTTACGCATAGGACGTATTGCATTATTCGCTACCCTAAACAATGCCTTCACCCCCAACTAACCGTAACCGGCACATAAGCCGAATACGCATGAATCGCCAGCGCCAGCGCCCAGAACCGGTCCGCGTGTCCGTCCTCGCTGCGCTCCGCATGCAGCCGCACGGCGCCTGTCGACGTAACCACCTTCCCGACCGCCATCAGATCGCTCAGAACCGAAGCGTCGTCCGGGATGCGCAGAAAGCCTCCGCTGAGCCACTTCTTTACTCCGGCCGCGAGACTCGCCTTGTTCGCAACCGTGAAGGTGATCGGTTCTACACAATCCCCCCACTCGCGGTTCAGGTCCTCGGCGAGGTTGTCTCCGATACCCGTCGAATCTATGCAGCAGCGCGAAACCTTCGGCATGATTCCGCTGATGATGCGCCGCTGCGTATCGTACGGCACGTTCCGCAGTTCCCGAAGAACACCGGTGTGCAACGTGTCGCCTATCTCGAACAGGCCCCACACCACGGTCAGGTCGTGCTTGCGCCCGACATCGATACCGAGATGCAGCATGCGGTGTTCGTCCTTCGGCATGTGCGGCAATCCCGATCGCTGTGCCGCTCGCACCTGCTGCACGTCGAGGTAACTGTCCGACGACACATCGACGAATTGCCCTTCGACTTCCTGCATGGCCTCGGCTGTGCTGTAGTCGCGGATCAGATCGTCGTGATAGCCTTCGCGCAGATTCGATGCGTTTTGCCTCGCATTCCACGTGATACATTCGTAGTCGGCACCAGGCTTGTTCGGTCCGAATTTGCGGTAAAGCCAGTTGAACCCCTTTGGTGTAGTAGTCCCGAAAATCCCCGGCAATTTGCACGGTACGCGAATGCGACCAATCAGCACCTTCCAGGCCCACTCCGGCATTTGGCCGGGCTCGTCCATCCATGCGTCGGTAAGGTTGGGACCGCGCAGGTTGTCCGGTTCCGAAGCGGTGCGGAAGTACACCGGATGGCCGTTGGTTAAATGCAGGTCGAACGCCTGCGGGTTGCGCGAGGTCGCGATTGTTTCGAGCTGCGACCAGTTGCGAACTATCCCAGGCGGCCACCATTTCATGATCGGCGGCAGCGTGTTCAGGCGCAGCAGGTCGTAGGTCGGACACAGGACCATCGACGGTCCGGGGTTGACCAGGCATCGCTCTAGCTTCTCGATGGCGCCGGCCGCGGACTTCCCGCCACCCACGCCCGAACATGCAAGCTTGTATTTCGCTGTGCTCTGGTGGAATCGGAGTTGCCCCTCATTCGGGTGGTAATCGATGAGTGCCGTTGCCATTGCTTCCGTTGGATGGCAATGCCTGTACGTTTTCCTCTGCCTCAACCAACAACGATTTTCCGATGAACGCAAACTGTATGCTGGTCACGCTTTGGCCACCATCCAACTCGATCTGCTGTTTCGGCCGGCCAAGGAAGTACTCGCCCCACAAACGCGCGGCCTGCATGTCCGCCCCGAGATTGCAGCCGTCTTTGTCGAACCTGTCCGTTGTCGCCTGCTCGAATACCTTTCGAGCCCACTTCTTCACGTCGTCCGCCGTGGCCGCATCCTCGAGCGCCTCAAGCAGCTCCGTCCGCTTGCTCTTAGGACGACCAGGCCCGCCAACGTCGCCAGGCAGGAACTTTCCAGCGTGGTCCCGCTTGCGATTGTCTCGGTTTTCTCGATTTTCTCCCACCGGTAATCGGGCCAGCTGGCCCCCTCCGCCCTTGACAACATGCCGTTTTCTCGTTAAAAAGCACCTCCGCTTACCCGAATGTTCCATCGCACCGCATTGCACTCAATCCATCGGCACAACAACCACATCGTCATCTTGCATCATCCCGACGTATTCGACGGTCATCCCATCGACCGATGAGTCGTCAGCGCAGCAGGACGTGACGAATCGTGCACTCCACCACCCATCGTCACCGACCACTGCGTGAGTCACTACGCTACCGCTCGCATCACGTACCACCAGGATGGCACCGGACATGGAATACTCGGTCTCGTCCCCCATGACGGCAATGCCTGTCAGGACGCGCGCGCAGGTCACCGGTGAGAGCGCCACGTTGCGTGCATGCGGCGACATTGGACCTCCGCCGCCGATTGGCGATGACCAGGCGATGGCGAGTGCACGGCCGCCGACCATGAGCGCGATGCCGGCCAAGATGCAAAATACACATAGGTTGAGGGTCTTGTTGCTCACAACGCTCACCATGCCGGATAACGCTGGTCGAAGTATTCGGCCGCTCGCTGGGTCAAGCGCTCCCAATGCTTCGCGGCGATGCCGTATCGGATGCCGGCGCCCGGAACCAGCGTTCCGCACACTTCGCCGCGCTGCTGCATGAACTGCAGTACGCGCTTCGTCTCAACCTCTGATGCGCGCGAGTCGAAGGCGATTTCCTTCAGGATGGCGCCGCGTGGTTCGCGGGGAAGGCAGCAAAGGATTTCGTTTTTGGTGTTGCGGTTCACTTCGGCGGTTCCTGTGCGGGTCCTGACTTCTGTACCGCGTGGCGCATGCTGATGCCAGTCCATGCCGTGAGGAGGCTGGCGATGGTCGCGCCGACTTCGGTCGATATCCAGCCTTCTGGACCGATCAGGTTCCACGCGTACATGATGCCGAGCACACCGATGCCGATCATGCCGAGGTACGTTTTGACGCCGTTCAGTTTTTGAAACATGCTAGATCCCCAGTAATTCCCGCAGCCTTGCGTCCGAGTCCTCGTTGCCGTTGTCGTTGGTGTTGCCGTTGTCGATCTGCACATCGAACATCGGCTGCGGCGAAGCGTTGCTTGTGCCTCCGTGATAATGGAAGTGCAGCGCGCAGCCGGCTGCGAACGAAGCGACGATGACAATCGTTGCCGCGGCAAACAGGTCATTACGAAGTTCTTGCCTGGTCATCCAAACACCATCCGATACCCGCACCAGAGGATTGTAGCGATTGCCGCGATCAGCACCGCCAATTCGATTGCCTTGGAGCCACGTTCGCTCATTGAGCATGACTCACAATTGCCTGGGTTTTTGAAACCATGCCTGCTGCGCAACCTCCTTTTCGGATGGGCGCCACCTTATCAATTGTGCCTCTCCTCCGGCTTGCTTTAGCGTCGCAAGAAATTCCGGGTCGTCAAGGCGCTCCGCGTCCGCATACACTTCATACTTGATGATGTCGTTCGCACATATGTCGATAACGATGCGATGCACCGGCAAGCTCTTCGGCAGGCGAAGCAGCTCCATGAACTTCATCCCGAGTTCATAGCCAATCTTCATCATCGCGATTCCTCCCTCGCTCATTCCGCACGCATCCCGAATTCCTGTACCATCCATTCGACGTGATCAGCAACAACTATCTCGGTCGCACTCACCCGGCATAGCGGCTTGTGCTGCGACTTGATGCGCGTGTTCACGTCCAGAACGAACGATCGCAACGCCGCCAGTTCTCGGTTGACGTGCCCTACGTGCCGCCAGGCGCGTTCGGCGTCGCGCGTCAAGCTGAGGCATCGTGGACACTCTGGCGGCACGTGTGACTTGTGGTCCTCGTGTGGCGACGCAAGCTGCTGGTCTCGTGCGGTGATCGCCATGGTTACTGGCCTTCGCCGGTTTCATCGCGCACCACGGGAGGGGGAACAGTGCCGAGGTCGCCGGCGTCGCCCTGGCTCGCGAAGCTTCCCTGACCTGCGATGCCTTCGATCCCCAGGGTTGCCTCACCTTCTACGCACGTGCCGACCACGCCCTTAAAAGTGACCACGTATGTCGGGTTGGTGGCGTGAGCGCTGACGTTCATCTGATAGTTTCTCGCGCTCGTTTCGTTGCTGGCCTTCTCGACGAGCGGCACCACCACCTTGTCGGTGATGAGAACAAAATGATCGGAGAGCGCCTTCTCTTGCATGGCGCATCCCACGGCAGTACACGCGAGCGGCAGCAGCGCCGCGAGAAACGGGAAGTACTTGAGCAGTGCGTTGATGTTCATGTGGTTCCTTTCGATTTAAGGGCAGCAGGTAATTGTGTATAGCATTTGTGGCGTTGGATTCCGAAATTTATCCTCGAACACGTAATCAATCCACCGACCATGCACTTGTGTCTTATCAAAAGGGGCGCACCGCTACCTCGATGCGGTCGATGCGTTCGGCGTGCTCATCGGTAATTTCTCGCGACACCAGCAGCTTGGCCTGCTCGTCGGTGTCGGCAATTACCACGCCCAACGGAACAAGCACCTTGCCGCGAACGCCTTCTTTGCGTTGCTTTTCGGTCGGCTTCTCCCAGATTACGTACAGATACGGTTTCACGATGTTCTCCTTTTCTGTGCTAACCATAACCACGTGGTCTCCGCCGGTTGGCGGACGCGCGCAAACAACCAGCCTCATCGGCTTTGCGTCTTGAACCGCATCAAGCACATCGGTGCCAATCTCTCCGAGAAACCTCACTGTTGCAGTGGCTTCGTACAAGTGCTCATGATTATCAATCGTCAAATCGGTTATCGCGACATCGGCACCTATCGCCGCGTGCCCAGCTGGTCCGTACCCCCAATTTGTGGGATCGGACCACGATTTCCAGTGCACTGTAGACATTTTTTGATGCTCACATAGCTTTGCGGAAATGCTTCATTTCCGCGTTGAGGTCTCGTTGCAAATCGGCGATACGCTCCAGGATTATCGTTTGCTTCTCAAGTATCTTTTCCTGCGGCTGCAGTGCTTCGGATATCGCCTTGCGCAGTTCCAACTGCCAGAACTCCACCGGCTTTTCGCCAGTGTTGCCGTTGCCGTTTTTCTTACGCACCCCCAGCAGCGTCAGTATCGGCGGAATCAGTTCGCGCAACAACATGGCGATGATTCCTCCAACACCGAGTTGCGTCCAGTCTGGTTGCATCGTCTCTCCCTCGGTGCAGCCAATGCGTTTCGTGAAATGAAAGTGCCCACGCAGTCAACATAGACCACGCGGGCACTGATGGCAAGTGATTTGTTTGGGAAGTTAACTAATTGCTAGAAGAAATGATTTTGAAATGTCATATCCCCGTATCCACGATATATCCTGAATCTCGGAGAATTTCTGCCAAAAGATCGCATGACGTTAGGTCAAAGCCCGATCGCTCATTGATATGATCCCGTGCACTGCGGCACGTCCAGTCAAAAACGCGCTCTCGTCCGACGGCGCGATCTGCACGTCCGGACCATGCACTACGTACGCCCGCAGGCGTACCCCTGCGGCAACTAGGTCGTCTGCGGTCAACTCCTGGCCGCGCGGAGGCGCTCCCGTAAATTCCACAGCCACGATAGCGGCGCAGTATTGCGCCAACTGCAGGGGCAGGTTGCCGGCAACCACCCGCCCCAGAACGTCGGCCGGCTCGGCATGCTCCAGTACACGCGCGCTCGGCCAGCGCTCTAGCAAATACTGGATGGTCGCCGCGTGTCTCGATACGATGATGTCCACATGCTCGATGTCCATTTGCTTCTCCTTAGATCGTCGCAATCCTGTCCCCAAGAGCCCTGAGTTGCTCCATTGCGCTCGAGTCCGCGATTAGCTCCAGTATGTCAGCTGGAGTCCGAACCCAGGCGTATCCCCCGCCGCCGCAGTCGTCCGCAACCCAGTGCTGGACGACCGGCCATATGCCCGACTGGGGGTGAAGGACGAACCGTACGAGATCATCCATGGTGTACCTCCCTATCCAGGGTCTACGGAACTGGCCAACTAAATCCGGCCACGCGGAGTGTCGGATAATTGGATTTCTCCGGCGGCCCCGGTCTCGTCGCGCACGACGACATAGGTGGGCCACTCTCCGCCGTTCGCGCGTCGCGCCGCCGCCAGCGCTCTCGCCGGCGACTCATACCGACGCCCCTCGATGCGAGCCGCACCATGCCTGAGCAGGTGATCGCGGCCGCTCCAACCCCTACACGTTCCAGCATCCACTACGACGTATGACATGTGCCATCTCCTCTTGGTCGGCCCCATCGCCGACGCAATAAGTGTACCACCGATATTGCCGCGGTCAACCAAAAAACCGGATTGACTCCCGTTATTTTTGTGGTACACTTAACTCCCCCCGACCTGCCGCCGGCGGTAGATCCGCACAGAGCCATCGCTGCGGTCAGTCACACACATGTACGGAGCGCGTGTTCCGGCCTCGGCGCGGCCGAATGTCCCGTACGCGCGCTCCACGATCTGCCCAGCATCGCGACGCAGCACATCCCACCGAATCCCGTCATGCACCTCCCACCTGGGGATCGGCCACCACGGGTCATCGGCCTCGGTCTGGCGGCGCTCCGCCTCGACGCGCGCCAGCTCTGTTCTCCGCTCGCACTCGCGGGACTCGGAAGCATCACGCCGCTCGCACAGCTCGCGATGCGCACGCTGCTGCTCTGCGGCCACCACATCGGCATCGCGGGATGCCCGTACTATCTCCCGCACGCTCAGCCGTGGAGACTTCCACGCCTGTCCACGCCGCTGCTCGTACTCACAGCGGCAGTACTCGCGCATCAGGTGCCGGTACACCACGCCGAGATCCCCGGTCTGCTGCTGCGCTGAGTGGAGCTGAGACCAGGTGATTGTTGTCTGGCGATCGTCGATCTGCACGATAGCGCCGTCGGGGACGATTGCGATCATCTGGACCATTCGGGTTTCTGACATGTGCCATCTCCTCTTGGTCGGCCCCATCGCCGACGTATTAAATGTACCACCGATATTGCCACTGGTCAACCAAAAAACCGGATTGACACCCATTATTTTTGTGGTACACTTAACTGCATGAAGACCAACAACAAACAACCCTCCACCCATCCCGGACCCGGCCGGCCCCCCGGGAGAATCTACGGCGAGGTCATCCGCGTCCGCCTACCCGGGGACCTGCTCGCAGCCCTGGACCGTCGGTGCGAACGCCTGGGGTGCACGCGGTCTGAGTATTTTCGCCTAGCCTTAACCCGGGCGCTTTCAAAGCGTAAGGACTAACCCCCAAAAAACGCATTGCAGCCCCGTGGTGGCACGATCTCGGGTCGGATGGTAGTTCGGGACGTGCAACGGCTGTACGTCGCCACGGCAACGCCGCCCTGCGTACCAAGCACGCGTCCTGCCTGGTCGATGTTGCCGCAATCCGCGGCACGAGTTGACCCCATGCACCTGCCGCCACGCAACGCCACAGCCGGTGGCATTTCGTGCCGCACAACTACGCAACTCCATGCGGCACATGTCGATATGCTGTCCATCCATGCCTGCTTTGGGAGCAGGAGGTCGCAGGTTCGAATCCTGTCGCCCCGATTGCGGCACATGGACTTACGGCGATACAATCCCCGCCGCGTCACGAGATAGCCGCTACTGGTCACGAGTTGAGAATCGTCACAATGCCGGGTCCACGTCCACAGCCGCGATGGGATCGCCGCCGCCGCCGGTGGTACGTGTGCCTCCGCGGCCGGCAGTACGTCCTGGGTCGCGACCAGGCCGAGGCTTACGAGCGATTCGCCCTGCTGTACCGCGATGTGTACGGCCTGCAGGCCGGCACCGGACCGCCGGCGACCGTGACGGAGCTGGCCGCGGCATGGCTGCAGGCCCATGGATGCACCACGTGGAACAAATACGCGACGCGTGACTTGTCCCGTGCCGGGGTCGGTGTGCGGCTCGCCGCCATCCCGCCGGGGCTGCTGGAGGATTTCGCTGCTGAGTTGCGGCGTCGCGGCAACGGACCGCAGACGGTCCGGCACAAGCTGTCCTACGCCTGGCGGGTGCTGCGATGGGGTGTTGACCGCGAATGGGTCGGTCGTCTGCCCCGGCGACCAGCGGTCCCAAAACCACCCCGCAACCCGAAGGACATCCCCCGGCACCGCCTGCCGGGCATGCTCGCGGACATGACCACGGACAGGCGCTACCGGACGGGGATTATCGTGCGGTTCATCTTGGCAACAGGCTGCCGTCCCGGTGAAGCTCGAGCGCTTCGCTGGTCGCAGGTCGATGAGCAATCCCGCGAAATCCGGATGGTGCAGCACAAGACGGCACACCGCACCGGTCGCGAGCGGGTGATTTACCTCGGCGACGAAGCGCTCGAGATTTTGCGCGAGGCACGAGAGAAGCTGCCGACGCGCAAGCACGTGTTTTGCAATAACCGCGGCAAGCCTTGGGACCGTCGCGGTCTCGGACGCAATCTGTCGCGATGGTGCGGAGTCACACCGAATCAACTGCGTCACACGTGGGCGCAGCATGCGCTCGACCAGACTACGCGCGAGGACGTGGCGAAACTGCTCGGACACTCCGGCACCGACGTGGTGGACGTGTACTGTCAGGTTAGGGACCGTCGGGCGCACGCAGTGGTGCGGTCGATTACCTCTCCGCTGTCCTAATCCCACATCCACAACAACTCCCCATCGCGCTTCCGCAGCACCTCATCGCTCACCTGCGATTCCTGCACGCCGCACAGCCGCTCAAGCGAGTCCGCGAATATCAGCCACGGTCCGCGTGGTGCGAGTCGCGTTGCACGCAGCCGACCGTCTGCAATCATTTGGCGTATGTACACCGGGGTGCGATGAAGCATGTCGGCGGCTTGTTGGGTGGTCAGGAGATTCACTCGCCGATTCTCCGCAGCGGCACCAACACGTGCCGCCTGCAGCGCACACATACGCCATTCAGCACCTTCGGGTGATCGCAGTCCGCGTCGCGCTGCACCGTGACCATAATCGGGTGACCGCACCGGTCGCACGTGCCGGTAACAAGGTCGATGAACGTGTTTGGTCCGCAGCGTGGACACATCAGGCGAATTCCTCTCGATCCCAGCAGTTCTGCAGCCTGTTCCACGTGACCGCGGCCCAGTGAAATTCCGGGAACAGCTCCGCCGCCACTTTCGTTTTGACCCTCGCATCGTCCATCCACTTCTCGCCCTTCACTTCGATCATGGTGATGGACCAGTCGGCGTTGATGACCTGAAAGTCGGGCGTGTACCACGTCTTGTCGGCGAGTCGGAACTTGAGCGATTCGTGCCGCCATCCGCGGATCTCGCCAGCGGCTTGGCGGGCGCGCAGGTGGTCGGCGTAGCGGCGCTCTAGCTTCGACGCGTACTGTTCGTGGCGTATGGCGGCGCGGGCGGTCACGAGTAAGCTGGATCCTCCAGGCATTTGATCGCTTCGTTGACGCACTCGACGACCAGATGCACTGCGGAGTGCAGTTTAGCTTCTCGCAGGGGTTTGAGTGCGCGCCACACATTGTGCCGCAGCACCCGCACTTCCTCGCGTAGCTGTGCGTTCTCCGCACGCGCCGCGTCGCGCAGTTCGCGGTCGTGCTCTCTTTGGCGGCCCGCCAGTTCTTTGGCTGCCTCGGCCAGTTTTTGTTGTAGGTGCAGGCATCGCACGCAGGCCTGCGGTTGGTCTTCGCTCATTGCACCTGTCCTTTCCATCGCGGGCCCTCTTTGGGAATCTGCATGGCTCTCTCGTCGCCCCCTTTCAGCGAGTGCTCGCGGATCAGTTGGTCGATGAGGTCAAGGCATGATCCGGTGGCGGCTGCTTCGCTGTGTCGCCGGTGCTTGTCGTAGTCGCGATATCGCCTGTCTATCGCCATCCTCAGCCTCAGCACGGCTTCCCGCAGGCGGGAGTATTTGTCGGCGTCGGTCATGGCTGTTGCTCCTGTGCTCGCTTCGCCGCCTCGATCGCCTTGCGCACGCCCTCGCGGTGCGACTTGCAACGCACAACAAACTCGCCAGCGAATCCGGACCACGCGGGGTTGTACCACCGGGAGTAAGCGAACCACACCGGCTCGTCGGTCAACGTGTCCTTGCAGAACACGCCGAACGTCACGTCCCGTTCGTGCTTGTAGTCAGCCATTTTCCTCCTCCAGCAGCCTGCGGAGTTCGCCGAGCTCGCAGGTGCATCTCTCTGGTGGCCTTCGGCAACGCAGGCAGATTTTCTCAAACGGGGACAACTCCACCACCGCCCGCAGCAATCGCGTCGGCACCAGCGTCATCTCCTCGCGGTCGCCAATCTCGTCCCGGAACATCCGCTCAATCGTTGACGGTGCCACGTTGTCTGCGAATCGGTGATACACCTGGTCGGCGAGGTCTTTCAGTAGTTGGTCGAGGGTCATTGTGCCTCCAGCAACCTGCGGAGTTCGCCGAGCTCGCAGGTGCAAGCATCGACATCGCATACGCACTCCTTGCACCATGCACAGCTCTTTGTTGCTGCCGTGAACTTCTCCACCACCGCCCGCAGCAATCGCATTGGGACGGCGGTCGTGGGCTCGGAGTCGGCGTACAGTTCGCATGCGTATCGATCGCACCCGCGGCGGAACTCCGCTTCGCTCGGCAGCACCTTCGGCCACACCGGAACGCCCAGCAGCCCGGAGATGGCGTTGAATATCTCCGGGTAGTACCAGCACTGGTCGTGGCCGCGTTTCTCCATCCACTCGGAGACGTGGCGTTTGATTGCCGCCAGGGTCATCGAGTCCGTGGACGCCGGGCTGTCCGCCGGGTATCCGTGCCGCTGCAACAGTCCGAGCAACCACTCACGCATCACATCGCCGCCGCTCGCGTCGAACGAGTCCTGCGACAGTATCCAGTCGGCCATCCTTGTCGCGTCGAGGTGCAGTTGTTTAAGGTCAACGCTCATGCCTTGTCCCTCAATGGCCCGCTCGCGTCGATGCGGCGGACGATGCGCTCGAGGTTTTCGATACGCTCGGCCACGTTCTCGCCGAACTCCGGGTTGTGAACGTGCAGTTCGTAGCACCGCTCGCAGTAGTTGGTGCTGCATTCGATGCAGTACGGGTATGATCCGTCGCCTCGGTAATTGCAGCGTCGGCATATCATCACGCACCGCCTTTCGCATTGAACGTAATCACGATGTCAGCGTCGTCTGTCCAAGCGTGCGGTCCTTCGTGGCCATCGGGCAGCATGCACGTCTTGCCACGCGGCGAGTTTCCAGACGCCCAGTCTTCGGCAACAAACTCCAGGTGTGCTTCGGAGTGCTCGCCGTAGGTCTCAATCAGCCATTCTTCATAATCTTTCCAGCAGTGCGTCATCACGCCCCGCCTTTCGCGGCCTCGACGGCCGCACGGAGTTTATCCATCGCACATCCGCACTTGTGATCAGGATCTGATTCCTCGCGGATCTTCTGACAGCGTACGCACTGCAACACGTTGTCCGCATACGGTGCGTTGTCGCGGAACAAGTAATACGAGTTGCCAACGATGTCCTCCGCCGTCTCCATCTCCACCAGCACGACCCCGGCGAGGTGCTGCCTTACCATGTCCTCGGTCTCTGAAATGCTCAGGTCTATTCCTCGCTTCCATGCGTCCATCGCGATCGCTCGTATCAGCTCATCCCTTTGCATTGCGTGCCTCCTCCAGCTTGCGACGGAGCGTACATACTCCGCATGTGCACGGCGGGTTTATTGCGACGGTGCAGACGGGAATGCGGGACACGCGCTCCAACGCATCAATCTGCCTTCTCGGCCTCTCCGCTTCCTCCACCGTCAGCCCTACCGCCGTCTGTTTCGGTCCGTGCTTGCGGATGATGGCGAGAAGCTGTGATGTGGTGGCATAGCCGTGCGTATCCGTCACCAGTTCTGCCTATTCGGTCGCTGCGTCCAACATCCAGTCGCTCATGGTTGCTTTCCTCCTGCGGGATTGCGTGCGTCCTCCAACTTGCGATACAGCGGATTCAGCGGGCAGTTGTCCAGGTGGTCGTGACGCGAGCAGTAGCAGGGCAATCGCTCGATGCGTTCGGCTTGATCCATGGTCAGGCCGATGTCGGGCTGCGGCGGCACTGGTCGCGTCTGCTCTTTCGCTAGCTCATCGGCTCGCCGCTCCCACTGATCGTTGAAGTGCCGCTCGTCGCAATTGCTGCATCGCTCTCTGTGCTCCAGCGGCCTTTCGCAGTCGATGCACTTGGTCGCCGTCTGCTTCGGGGCGTGCTTGCGGATGATTTCCGCAGCTTTCTTGTCCACTTCCTGTTGCACGTCCCAGTGCACTTTGTAGAAAAACCCGTTCACGCGGAGAACATGCACAGCATCTTCCGCCCAGTCGGGCTCGCGTTCGCTCATGGTTGCTCCTGCTTGGCAAACGCCATCATGTCGTGCTCTTTTCCTTGTTCGTCTACGATTTTCACGGGGTTCAGCCTGAAAAGGCCTCCGCCAGCGTAGTTGCATGGCCCAGGTCCTTTTTCGCCGAAAGCGTCCCTGCCGCCCGACCATCGGCCAACACAAGAGAATCCGATTGCGTCCTCGCTGGCCCCAGCCTTGCGATAATCCTCGACCGTCGCCTCGTACTTGCAAACTGGGCACACGAACCTCCAATGGTCGCTGTCCTTGCCGAAAAGCCGCACTGCTTCGTCTTGCCATTCTTTCACCGTCATCGCATCCTCCATCGCCCAGCCATCACACGACTGGGCGGGGTTACTACGTCAACGGAAACACGCGCTCGTCAACCATGACCGCAAGAAGCGCCAACTTTGCAGCGAGAGTTGTTTGGAATGAGCGCATCGGACTCCAAGCCCATTCATCTCCGCTTCCGAACGCAACTTGCCATCCTTCCCCGTCAACGTGACGAATTTTCATGCTGTACCCGTCAGGCATCAGGGCCACTATCCGGGCATCAACATCAGCTTCAAGGGCGGGCAATAGGTTCTGGTGCCGCCAAACCCGTGCGTCGTAGCTCTTGTCTCTTGGGAACGTCTTCATGATTACTCCTGCCGGTCGCCGTGCCGGCTCGCGGTGCAAATGCCCTACAGGATCATGCTCAGCGGCAACGACTCAATGGCCGGAGACGGCTTACGGCACTCCAACAACTCGGCCGCGAACTGTGCTTGGTCCTTGTCTTCTGCCACCGCCACACGGGTAATGTAGCAATGGACGGGGATGCCGCTGCTGGTGTGTCCTTCCCAGACTCTCGCTGGCACGCCGTTGAGGTAGACGATCTTCGTGGTCGATTCGATCTGCAATTCCATTCGCGGTCTCCTTTGTTTTGCAAAAGCCCTGCTGCCTTCTGCCTCCGCCCGGGCCAGGCGACCATCATGAACAGCACGATTCGTCGGGCCTGCAAAGTTCTCCGCACTCGCTGCATTTGACCTTGGGACCGATAATCGCGTCATCGATCGTCTCGGTCATGTACTCGCTGTTTTCAGATGCAACCAGCACAGCCTCAGACATCTCGACCCACTGCTCATCTGTTGCCTTGCCGGACCTAAACAGCCCAATCACCATCTGCTTGTACTTGTCGATGTTCATGCATTACCTACATGTGCCGGGCGGGACTCGAACCCGCAAACTTCCGCCGCATGCCGCACCGAGTGAGCGTAAACGCCTCGGTAACACCGATGGTGCAGGGCGACTTGGGCTCTACCAATTGAGCTACCGGCACACACGCCCGCCGGATCTAAGCGACGGGCGCGCCTACGTTCGCCGGCAACGCGCCGGCTACCCAGACTACAATTGTGCCCCCAGACGACGACCGAGAACACTTCCGCGATTGTCACGACGCTTGCTGCTATCCTCATGGTCGCCTCCTCTCGCGGTGATCGAGTCCAGGGGCATGGTCGCTCGTTACGTCTGCGGTCCAGTTTCACCCCGCAGCGCGCGCAGTTCAACTTGCGCACGATAAAGCTGCGTCGCTATTGTCTGCATTTCGTCCTGCGTACTGGCAAGTTTCTCTTGATAAAACACCTTGAGGCGCTTCTGCTCCTCGTACTCCTGTGTCATTTCTTTCAGCTCTCGCCTCAAGTTCCGCACCTGTTCTTCTAGGTTGTCCATCGTGTTCCTCGTTGGTTCGTCGTACCCAGCCAGCACGCCCGCTACATCGCGGGACCGACACTGGCGTGTGTTTTTCCATAACGCCGCGGCACACTCAAGCAGCATCAGCCGATTCTGCATCGTCGCCATTAGTTGGGTCCGCTGGTTTGCTCTCATCGTGCACCTCGTCTTTCGGTGGCCTACCAACCGGTCTGCGCTCAATTGCTCCGACGCGCGCAAGCTGCACCGAACCGCTCTTGCCGGCGAGCGCGCTCCACATACCCCATACCTGGTACGCGTAGCCGATGTCGTACTGGTCATCGTCGGCGATGATTGCAGAACGCGAGCACCGCAACGTACAGCCGTATCGTCCGTCGTCGGTAGTGAACGCCTCGACCTGGAACGTGCCGCCAATCTCGTACGCGTCCTCCGGGAAAAGCGAATGCGCGCGCTCGTCAACGCGAATGACGCCCTGCAGCACTCCATTGCAGACAAGTGCGTCAAACTCGCTTGGGGTGATTTGGTTCTTGGCGAATTTAAGCTTCACGCTTAGGCATCCGTCGCCGCCAGCCGTTCCGCCGAATTCGCAGTTCAGGGTTTTGGGGTCGCTCATGTCGTTTCGTCCTCCGTGAGTTTTTGGTTGGTCCGTTGTCATTCTCCGGTGCGGAAACTCGGCCACGAACATTCCAGCACGCCGCCGCACTCCATGATGCGGTCGTACACATTGTGACCGATGCAATCCCCCAACCGGTCACGCGAAGTGTTGCCGATGAACAGCGTATCGAGTCCGCCGTTGTAGCGGCGGTTTATGATCTTCACGAACGTCATACGTTCCCAGTCAGAGCGCAAGCCTTCTTGCACTTCGTCCACAACAAGAAGCTGCGGACGCTTGAACTTCTTCGCACGCTGGCTGTCTGTTTGGCTGGACTTGTCGCCGAACGCCTGCTTGATGTCCGCCAGCAAGTCTGTCATCTCGATGAACAGTCCGCAATTAACCACGCCGGATACCACCTTCTCGAACGCCTCGCGGTCCAGCAACGAATCGTCGGTTGGTGCCAGGTCCAGCAGCTTGCGGCGCGCATTGTGCTTCAGCACCTCAACCGCCATCTGCGTTTTGCCTTTGCCGCGGTCGCCGAGGATTGCCGCCATCAGCCCTTTGCCGCACCGTTCCTTCAGCCAGTCGAGGTTCTGAAGCCATATGCCGCTCTCGAACGTCTCTCGCTTCGCATGGCGGTCGGGAATGTCCATGCGCATCAACGCGGCGTGAAACTCTACGCTGAGTCGCGCGCGGCGTTCGGCAATCAGGCGGCGCTCATGCTCACGTTGTTTCTGTGACGATTCCGCCAGGCGCCGTGACATCAATAATGCGGCAAACGCGCCTGGCAGGTGCGTCCCTAAACGGGTCGGCTGCGGGGACTCCACGCACCTTGCCATCGCGTCGCGCTGCACTCGTCGCAGGTCCTCGTCCGTCACCTTGGTCGAAAATACCCTGCCATCCGGCGGTGATGCTAGCGGTGATGCTGGCGATTGCTGAGTCATGTCCGAATTTCTCCAGTTGCTTGAGTTGCTTCGTCGCGGTCGAGGCGGTCAGCGGCTTGCGCGATTCACGGCGGTACTGCACCCACTCGGACCAAGCGGCGCGGAAAGCGTCGGTCTGCAGGACCTGGGGAAGGTCGGCGGATAGCGGGTCGAACTTAGCCGCGGCGGACCTACGCCTGGCTGCAGCCCGGCCAGCGGGTGGGGGTGGGATACCGGGTTCCTCGGCACCCACCCCCGGGGCGGCATCTGGCCACAAATCTTGACCGCCGACGCGCGAACCAGAAACCCCCCCGTGGGGGGGTTGGGGGGGAGATAACTCTTTAGAGTTATCTGCAGATGCAGATGCAGATGCAGCAGGGCGCGACATTGCCGTTACTCTTGCCGTTACTTTGCCGTTACGGGTCTTCGATCTGAAACGCTTCTGCCTGTCTGCGTTGCGTTTACGTTCGTCCATGTACCGCGTTACTCTGCGCGCTACAAGAGCGTAACGCGTAACATTTCGGCGTGCATTTTGCGCGCTTTTTTGCACGCACAGTTGTTCTTCGAAAACGCTGGCGGTACCTGTGAATTTCAGTTCCTCCATGGCGTGGGCGATCTCCTCGGGAGTGCATCTGCACATGCGGGCCAGGTCTGCTGCAGTACCCTCCAGGCGGTCAGTTTGCTGCTCGTACATGATCATCAGCATCTCCATCCAAACACCCCTGGTCGCCATCGAGCACCGCCCGAGCTGACCGTCCGCCAGCCAATCTCTGAAATACCATTGAACTGATGGTGCCTTCGCCACGGCCTCCCTGCCCCCTTCCGACTTACCGTCCTGTCTCCTCCCACCGCGCAATGCAATTCAGTTCTTCAGCCGTCGCGCCGAAGCGCTGCTGAAACGCAATCGCCTCGCACTCGAACTTCGCGCTGTGCCACAGCCTGCCGGTCAGTCTTGTTTCAATCCTTCTTACCAAAGAGCTTCAGCGTATCCTCCAACGGCAGAGCGGTCATACCGTTGTTGGCGATGGTCTCGCGTGCACGGTCCAGCATCTTCGGTGCGGACGCTTGACGCACCGTTCCGAGAATGCTCATGTTGCCGAGAATTCTGATGCGCGTCGCGTTGTCGATTTCGTTGGTGCCGACCATGGCTTGCATTTTCTGGATGGCGCGCCCGCAGTGTCGCCGCGTTTTCTCTATTGCCGTTTCCCCAACGTCCGCCGCTTCCTCCGGCTTCATGCGCACGATCCCTACGCCAGGAATCGGCTTAAACGCGAACTTACACGCGTCATCTTTCAGGACTTTCTCTGCTGCGCGGGCCAAACGGTATCGCCCATCGCGCTGCACGTTCTTGCCAGCGATCTTACTCAGCTCTGCGTACGGTATTATTTCCCCCTCCTTCGCCTGTCTCAGCCGCTTGGCTAGTAGCTCTGTCTGCGGAACGATGTCGAACATGGTTTCTCCTTTGAAAAAAGATCTTGTCTTGTCTGGTCCAGTCTCGTCGTGTCTCGTCAGGTCAAGTCTCGTCCTGTCTTGTCGCGTCTGGTCTCGTCTGGTCACGTCTTGTCACGTCTGGTCTCGTCTGGTCACGTCTTGTCGTGTCACGACTACGCCGCTGGAACGACCAGCGCCGAAGACTGCTTATCCCGCGTCACCCGCCGTGCTGCAATGCGAACAACAACACGGCGGTATGACGCGACTACGCGAGAACAACCCGCAGCGGGAACTGGGTCAATCATCCACGAGATACCTGGCCATCCTCAATAACCACCCCAACGCCATCCCCATCACCAACACGTTCAAGCCACACCTGCAAATCGTGCTGTTCGCACAGCTCGCCAAGAAGCCGCAAGCTGTCCTTGTCCAGCAAGCTGCCATCCTTCACGCACATGGTGCGGAACTTCGGATTCGTCGCCGACCCGATGGCAACGCTGATACGTAGCTGTTCAGCCGATGAGCACTGGTCGAACGGCATGCCCTGGTAGGTAACTCGTCCTCCGTCGAGCCCAAGGCCGTCGATTGGCATCTTGGCATCGGATACCATGCGCTGCTTGTCGCCGTCAAGTTTTGCGATTGCTGCCGTCAGCTCGTCCGACGCATTCCTGGCGTCCTGCGCCTTGCCTCTGATGTCAGAATACCTACGGTTGTGCTCTGCTTTGCTATGCTGATCGCGGGCTGCTTCCATCTTCGCTTGGATGGCGTTGATGTCGGGGTCCACGAGCTTTTCTGCTGCGTCTGCGGCAATCTTGCCGATGCGCAATATCTCTTTCGCATTGTCATCCATATCTGCACGCATGCCCTCAGCCTGCAACAGCTCGTTGCGGAGAGCTGCGATGCGTTCATCCAACGCGGACACCCTCTCTTTGGCTGCTTCGTATTCCTGTCTCATGTCCGCCAGCGCCCGCCGCTTTGCGTCGTTCATCCGCAGTTCTCTTACGGCCGCGTCCAACTCCGCCTTGATGGCCTGAGCGTCAAGCGGGTCGCCGAGGTCGTGCATGGTCGTTTGTGCAAGCTGTGCATCGAACAACTTCGCTTCGCGGTTTCGCTCTGTCCGCTGGTCGTACGCCTCCTGCCGTTTGCGGTCGATGTCCGCGAAGTCCAGGCCAGCGAGCCGCTTAAGGGTCTCGACTTGTTCGGCCGGCTTCATCCGCGTGAACGCCAGCGGGTCGAACGTCAAGTCGCCGACGAGCTTGTCGAGGATAGCCTGAGGGCTCGGATATCGCGCGCCATCTTTGCTCTGTACCGTGACGGCACTTTTGTCGTTGGCAGACCAGGCACGCGTGACAATGAGATCGCCCAGATTTAGCGTCACTTTTGCAGACTTCTCGCCACGCCTGATTGGTTCGACACAGTGCGAAGACTTGCCCCCGAGCGCGTACCAGATGGCATCCAGGACGCTGCTTTTGCCTTGTCCATTGCGTCCTGTGATTTGCACTACATTGCCGTCCGGTGCAATGGTTACAGCCCGCAACCGCTTAACGTTCTCGGCGGTCAGCTGCACAACTCTGCATGTAGCGACAGGTGTATCAACCATGCTAATCAGCTCCTATTCTTCCATCTCAAAAAAGTGCACCAACCCCTGTGCGCCCATCCCCCCCATCAAATCCCCCACAGCGAACCGCGTATCGCCCATGGCCGCGATGGACACGTACTGCGGCGGACATTCGACGCGCAGCGGGACAGAGGACGGTTCGAACTCCGAGGACAACGCCACAACGCCGTCGTTGTGATACGACACGACACGCCTGCCGACCTCCACGGCATTTGACCGCAACGCGGTTGATTCGTTGTAAAACCACCAGAACGCGTCCTGCTTCGCGAAGGTGAAGACGCGCTCGCCGTACCCCCACACCTGCAAAATATCGTCTGTCAGAAACCGCACGTGACTTCCGAACTGCTGCGCCTCCCACGGTGGCCGCAGGATTTGCACGCGCGCCCGTGCGCCGACAACCCACTCGTACACGACGACTTGTTGGGCGCCAGGTGCACCGGCCGCTACTACGGTGCTGCCGTTCGACGCGATCGCGTGGCCGAGTCTGGCGCCCGCCGGCATCGGGACCTGCGGGATGAACAGGTCTCCACCGCCGGCAATCCTCAGCACCTTCCCGCGGTTGTCCCGCGCGTCGCGGTACCAGTCCGCGTACGGCACGCCGCAAAATACCCCGAGGTCGCACGCGGCGAGCGCATAGCCGAACTTGTCGCCATCGGTGAACAGGGTCGCATTGCTTATATTTGCGCGTCCGGTCGGCGACGGGTTGTCGATGGTGCGCCGCAGCGTCGGCGCGTATGTGCCGTCCGGGCGCTCGTCCAGCGCCAGGACGTACACCAGTCCGCTCGGCCGGTAGTCCCCGGCTGGTGCCTGGTCCATGGCGTTGTCGGCAGATACGTATAGCTCGCCATCGTGCCAGGCCAGCGCGCGTCCCGCGTTCGCACGAACCTGCGGACATGCCCACGTGGCTAGCTGTCTGAGTTGCACTGCGTGCCCTCCTCTGCCGCCGCCACCCAAATGCCGATTGCGGCGATGAGCACTTGGTCCGCCGCCTCCGCCGCCGCCCACGCCGCCGCCCACGCCGCCGCCCACGCCGCCTCCGCCGCCGCCGCCAGCGTATCCGCGTCACGGCAGCGCTGCACCACCTTCTGCGGTAGCCCCGGCAGAGCGGAGATGATCTCGCGCACTGTGCGTATCGCGAT